TCCCCACACGACGACCGTGTGATGTCTTTAGCCATTGCTAACCAGATGCTTAAGTATGTTTGGCTGCCGGAGTATACCCCCAAAACCGATCCTGCATTTGGGACTTTAGCTTATTTTTCAAAGACTGTTATTAAGAAAGAGAAGAGTCGTGAACGTCACTGGATTGGTGAGTTTAATAGTTACTAGACATGTAAAAAGTTTTATAGTATAATAGGAGATATATGAAGTGTTCAACCTGTGAAAGACCGATTGACTCAGAAAATGACCTGAAGAGGCAGCTTTGCTTCAAGTGTCATGTTAAGGGTGTGCGATTAGGCTTTACTTATGGGCAAGAAGCTTTTCATGGACCAACTGAAAGAGAACAGCAAAGAGCTATGGAAAATTCCCCAAGATTTAAAGCTGGTGAAATTGAAAAGATTCCAGCAAGAAAAGAATTAATCTAATGGAATGGCTAGTGCCGGTAGTGGTTGCTGTTATTGGTGGACCACTAGTTGTTGTAGTCCAAAGCCTTAGAAAAGAAAATACTAGTCAACATGCTGAAGCTAGAGAACTATTAAAAATGGTTGCTAGTAAGGTAGATAAAGTTGATGACAAACTAGATGGCCATATTAATTGGCATTTAAAAAAACCAACAAGAAAATCAAATAAGGAACAATAATCATGGCCAGTAAAAAACTTTCAGCAAAACCAACAATGAGAGAAGCATTCCAAGCCGCACAAGGCCCAGCTGTAGCAAGACCAAATGGCAGAGGTAATGGTCAGGGTCCTGCAGTTAACAGAAAAGATTCAGACGATAACATGTCCCCACCAACTGGTACTACTTCTACTGTTCCAGAAAAAGTAAAAAAAGCTAATAAAAAAAGTTATCCAAAGATTAAAAAGAAATGAAAAAGAAAACAGCTGCACAAGCAAAAATTTCTAATAGTGAAGCAAACAAATCTAAAAAGAAAGAAAAAGGTAAATAATGTTTTTACAATACGAATACACCTACGATAGTACTTTAGCCACACCAACATCAGACTGGTCCCCAGTTAATTGTGCAGGCTATGACACATTGGCTTTAACTATTACATCAGCTGAAGGTTGGGATGGAACAATTTCATTCTGGGGTGGCGCAAATAATAACCAAACTTCACCAGCACTATGGTCACTTAATGATGCAGAAAATGCTTCGCTAACAGCTCAAGTAGAAACTGTAGTTGGTGCAACTCCAACGGCATTTGCTAAAAACTTTAGAGGTAGTGTAGCTGGATTATCAGAGTTTGGTGTGTACTTTGCTGACCCTGCAACTTTTGCCCCAGCAAATGGAATCATCACAGTTTCTTTCGGATTCTATTCAAGCGCTAAGTAATGCCAGTTCCTAACATCCAGATGAGGGATATGGATGCTATGAACAGTACCACTACGCAAAAGTATCCTAAGAAGAAAAAGAAAAAAGTTGTCAACAACGTACCAGTAAAGAAGAATAAAAAATAATGGCTAAGACTCCTGCATGGCAAAGGAAAGAAGGCAAAAGCCCTACAGGTGGATTGAATGCTAAAGGCCGTGCATCAGCAAAAGCTCAAGGCATGAACTTAAAACCACCAGTATCCGCTAAGCAAGCAGCGAAGTCACCAAAGGCCGCAGCAAGAAGAAAATCATTTTGCGCAAGGATGGAAGGAAATCCAGGACCAATGAAAGATTCTAAAGGAAGACCAACACGTAAAGCGTTGGCATTAAAGAAGTGGGATTGTTAATATGGCACGTCAAAGTAACTCAGATAAGTTAAGTCAGTATAGACAGAAACTTAACTTAGCACAAAAGGTATTAGAACAACAAAATTATATTCAACTTTGGCAACGTTTAATTAACTTATATCGCGGTAGGCATTATCGTGGTGCTGGTGTGGGTGACAGATTGCTTGTTAACGTTGCATTCTCAACTATTAATACTCTAGCTCCTGCAATTGCTATTGGTCGTCCAAAGATTAATGTTAACCCGCGTAGACCAGAAGATGGTGACAAAGCTGTAGTAACTGAATCAATCATTAACTATTGGTGGCAGCATTATGGTTGTCAGCCAGAGTTTCAAAGAGCAGCAAAAGACTATTTAATTATTGGTCATGGTTGGGTTAAAACTGGTTATCGTTTTGTTGAAGAAGCAAAGCTTGATGATATTCAAGACACTGCTGATGAAGCTGCAAGTAGAGAGAATCCACCAACAGGTGATGTTGAATCAACATTCGTAATTAGAGAAGACCGCCCATTCTTAGAGCGCGTTGACCCATTTAACATGTATGTAGATCCTTACGCAACAGATATGAATGACCTGCGTTGGATTGCACAGAAAAGTCGCCGCACATTAAAAGATGTTAAGAACGATGAACGTTATGATTATTCAGCAAGACAAAGCGTAGGACCAGCTGTTAATACAGCAGCAATAGATTATCTAACTACCAATGCCTATGATTACAACTATGATACTGAAGAAGCTATGTGTAACATCTTTGAGTATTATAATATTGATACTGGTGAGATGTGCATATTCTCAGACACTGGTGACAAGTTCCTAGTCAAGCCAGTAAAGATGCCATACGTATTTGGTCATCCTTTTATCATGTTGCGCAACTATGAGATTCCTGGATTCTTTTATCCAATGGGTGAACTTGAAGCAATTGAACCATTGCAGTACGAATTAAATGAAACTCGTACACAGATGATGAACCATAGAAAACGCTTCTCCCGTAAATATCTATTTAGTGAATCAGCATTCGATGATGTTGGACGTCAGGCTTTGGCATCAGACGATGACAACGTATTGGTGCCAGTTAAGGGCAATGAGAACTTAAGTAACGTAGTTGCTGCCATGCCGGCCTACATTAACCCACCTGAGTTCTATCAGATGAGCGCTTCAATTGAAGCAGACATTGACCGTGTATCAGGTGTATCTGAATATCAACGTGGATCTATTCCAGAAACTACTCGTACCGCCCGCGAAGCATCAATCATTGCTGAAGCTGGAAATGCTAGAGTATCTGAAAAACTTATTCAAATTGAAAATTGTATAGCAGCCTGTGCTTCTAATCTTATAATGCTTGCTCAACAGTATTTAACTGGTGAACAAACTGTAAGAATAGTAGGTACTGAAAATGCACCTGTATGGTTAACTTTTGATAAAGATTATATTGCTGGTGAGTTTGACTTTAATGTTGAGGCTGGATCTACAGCTCCACGTAATGAAGCTTTCCGTAGAGATATGGCACTCCAGATAGTTTCAGCAATGCAACCATTTGCCCAAGCAGGACTTGTTAATTTGAATAAGTTGGCTGAGTATGTTTTAAGTACTGGATTTGGTGTAAAGAATGCAGGAGCGTTTTTACAAGAAGCACCAGCACCACAAGGACCAGAAGGTATGACTCCAGACCAAGCAGCTTTAGAAGGACAGGGTTTGCCACCAGGTATGGCTCCAGACCAAATGGCAGCAATGCAATCAGAGCAAGGTGGACAGGGTCTACCTCCTGAATTAATGGCTGCTTTACAAGGTGGACAGGGTGGTCCTCCACAAGCTGGCATAGAGGGTCTACCTCCTGAATTATTAGCTGCACTGCAGGGTGGAGCACCAGGGGGTTTACCAGCTGAAGGTGGCGCTCAAGGATTACCTCCTGAATTAGCAGCTATTTTAGCCCAAGCTCAAGGAGAACTTCCTTCTGGGCCAGAGGTACCAGCTGGATTAGAAGGCATGCCACCAGATTTAATTCAAGCAATAATATTAGCTGAACAGCAAAGACAAGCCGGTCAGTAATACAAGTAATAAGGTTTATGTAAAAAACTTTACATATATATAGGAACAACCAATTAGAAGGATAGGATTCCAAATGAGTGATATAAACAATGATGCTAGTGCTAGTACTGAAGTAATCGACCCCATTATCGAAGATGGACAAGTCGAGGAATTAGGCGAAGCAGGCGTAATAGAAGAGCCAGACTTTTTTGATTATACAGATGTTGCCGACAAAGTCGTCAAAATCCAAGTTAATGGAGAAGAAGTCACAGTCCCTTTGCAGGAGGCTCTAGCTGGGTACCAACGTCAAGCGGATTATACCCGTAAGACACAGGAACTTAGTGAACAAAAAAAGCAAGTACAGTATGCTAGTGCGTTGCAGGAAGCCCTGCAAAACGACCCAGCTGCTACCTTGCAGTTGCTTCAACAGCAATATGGTCTAGATGTTCAACCTGAAGAGGAAGAATGGATGGATCCAGCTGAGAAGCAATTCCGTAGTTTAGAGCAAAGAATTGCAGCTTTTGAATCACAAAAAGCTTTAGATGAATTGCAAAGAACTATTGATAAATTACAAAGCAAGTATGGTGAAGATTTTAATCCAGATGAAGTTGTAGCAACAGCTTTAGCAACAGGGTCAACTGATTTAGAAGCAGTCTTTAAACAGGTTACTTTTGATAAAGTTTATTCTAAAGCTTCTGAGTCCAGCAAAAAACTGGCCGATGAACAAGCTAGAGTTCAAGCTAAGCGTTCGGCAACAATTGTTTCCACAGGCTCATCTTCTAAGGGTGGAAGTCCAGCTACTACTACTCAACCTAAAACAGTATTTGAAGCCTTTGAACAAGCCAAAAAAGGCTTGGGGCTTTAACCAAAACACTAACATTACAAGGAGAATAAAATGACTTCACCAAACGTGCAGTCCGTAGATTACAATGCACTGTTTTCTACGACACTACAAAACTACCAGCCAACGCTGGTTGACAACATATTCAAGGACCTCGTGCTCTTGAACCACATGAATCAAGGTGGAAGAGTTGTTATGGAAGAAGGCGGAACCCAGATAGTTGAGCCAGTACTCTATGAGGAAAACACAACTGCTGCATCGTACGCTGACTACGATAACATCTTGCTCACACCACAAGAAGGCATCACAGCTGCTATTTACAACTGGAAGCAGATTGCTGCATCCATTGCAATCAGCGGTATCGAAGAAGCCAAGAACCGTGGAACAGAAGCAATCATCAAGTTGTTGAATGCTAAAATTATGCAAGCCGAAATGTCGATCAAGAAGCTCGTCAACGACCAGCTCCTTAGCTCGAACGACGGTACAACCAACCCACTCGAGTTTAATGGTATCGGCGGTTTCGCTGGTTCATTAAACACCGAAATTGGTGGCATTGACGCAGCAACTGAAACATGGTGGAACCCAACCATTCCAGCAGGAATACAAAACGCAACTTTGAGCCTTGTTAACATGGCAAACGTGTACAACAATGCATCGAAGGGTAACGACACACCAGATATCATCATAACAACTGAGCCATTGTTCAGCAAGTATGAGTCTCTGTTGACACCAAACGTACGTTACCAGGACGTTGCAAAAGCAAATGCTGGATTCCAAAACTTGATGTTCAAGCAGACCCCAGTCGTTTACGACTTGGCAATGCCGGGCAACCAGTCATCCAACGCATCGATGTACTTCCTCAATACGAAGTACCTCAAGCTTACTGGTATGAATGGTCACTGGTTCACCAGTACTCCATTCCAGCAGGGTACAGTTGCGCAGAAAGACGCTCGTTACGCCATCGTATTGGCCTACGGTCAGCTTACCTGCTCCAACCGTTCACGTCAAGGCTACTTGTCGGCTGACGTATAATAAACTTAATTAGCTTCGGCTAGTTAAAATAGGTTTAGCTGGTGCTAAGAGTTGAAAGGTTGTTCATCCTTCGGGCAACCCTCTTAGTGCCAGCTATTTCCTTTTAATGAAAAATTTTATATAGTATATAGAGAACAAAATATGAACGAAGGATTAAACATATGACAAGACAACCAGTATTTACAAGTCAAGTTCCAGCAGGATGTGAGATGTATAATTCTCCAAAGGCTGGACAAGATGTTGCAAGCATTATGCCTAGCTTTATTCAATCTAATACTGAACTTGCTCCACCTTCTGGTATTGAGTATGTTGCTGCAATGCCTACTTGTATTGGTTTTAATCTTAAAGAAGAGAGATGCCGCGCACCTAAAGCTAAAGGAACAGACTTCTGTATTGGTCATCTTAAGCGAATGGAAAAAGAAGCAAAGTCTAAAGAATAGGAATTTAATATGGCAATAGACCCAATGGGTGGTTTAAATTGTTTTAATTTAATATCACTGCTTGAGAACCTTTCTCAGCTATCGATTGGCCCGAATGAAAACACTGATGACATTAGCCAAGACCTAGTAGTACAATTTATTAAAGAAGGTTTTCAAACAATTGTAGATTCTGAAACTCGTTGGCCTTGGTTTGAAGCGAACTATACTACTACAGTAACTGAAGGAACTGCATTAATATTTGGTGATGAAGAAGTATTTACTGTTACAAACTCATATGCACCAATATCTATTGTAGACTATGACGCAGTATATAGCATGGAAGGGTACACATATGAAGACCCTAGTACTGGTGAGCTTACACCAATTCCTGGTATTAAAGAATTAACTAATGTTATTGCTATACAGGGAACTGAAGAGTATTCTGGTTTTGGTCTTGAGTTAATTTATATTAGTCAACATCAAGCTGAAAGAATTTGGATAGGTTCTAATAATCAAGTTAATATTCCAGCTTATTTCTCTTTATATTCAAATTCATTGTACTTATGGCCGCGCCCAAACCAAACATACTTATTGCAGATCAGAGGATACCGTCAACCAAACTTAAATTGGCTGTCCGATGCTAACCAAAATAATCCAAACAGTACTGCGTTTGTAGACTTAGACAACGAATTGCAAGCATGCTTAATTGCCTATACAATGTCGCGTATCTATCAGTTCCAAGAAGATGCTGAAATGTCAAGAGTTTATAGAGAACAGTTTGCTACAAACTTAAAGAACTATCAGGATTATTTAACAGCGCCATCTAGTAATCAACCAATAGTTTATTCTGGTGGATTACAACTTAGTGGAAATGGTTATGGGTTGGGTCCAGGAATAAGGGTATCCCCAGGTGCAGGCAATGGTCCCGCATACGGAACAGCCTGGTAAATAATGGCTAACATTATAGTACAAGAAGCTTTTAACTTTACCGGTGGGCTTAACTTTCGTGCTGACCAATTCCAATTAAAGACTAATGAATCACCAGGAATGCTTAACGTAGAGATTGACCCACGTGGTGGTGTGTTTTCCCGTGCCGGCTTTCAAACAAAAAATCCTAATGCAATAGCATTTGATGGAACATGGAATCCTAAAACAAGTTATAATTATAAATTTTTATCAGCTCCACAAATAATGTTATCAACTGGTTATCAAGTAACTGGTTCTTATGATGGTAGAGTTTATTTTTCTTCTGGTGATAACTTTAGTTATTTAAATAGCGCATCATTAACTCCATTGAATGTTAAATCTTTAAACGGTGCATCATTTACACAGTGGGAAGATACCCTTTATATTGCATTAGGTAAAGATGCACCAAACATGTACAAGTGGAAAGTAGGCGACACCTACGCAACTTTACTAACTGCATCTGGTCCAACATGGCAGCCATATCAACTCCCAACTGGTGGTTATATGCCTCGCGCAGAATTAACAATTGCTCACGCTAATAAATTATTCGTAGCTAATACAAAAGAATATAATAGTGATGCAACTCCTACACTAACTGCATATCCTAATAGACTTCGTTGGTCGCATGAAAGTTCACCAGAGAACTGGTTTCAAGATGACTACATAGACATTATTGCAGGCGGAGATGGTATACGTGGTATTCAAATAGTTGATGGACAATTATTAATATTTAAACAAAAAGCTGTTTATCTTCTCATGGGATATGATGCTGACTCATTCCAACTTGTAGAAGTATCAACCAACGTAGGTATTGATACACCACAACAAGCTGTTGCTGGCAACGGTGGAGTGTATTTCTTTGACTGGCCGCAAGGATTATTCTTTTATAATCGCAATGGAGTACAAGATATCTTCGAACGCATAAGACCAATTATTATTAATAATGAAGTTAATCCTACTGCAACTAGTACTATAACGCTTTCATTTGTGCGTCAAAGAGTTTGGGTGTCATTGCCATACCGTCCAAATACTCAAGGAGCACCACCAGCTTATGCATCTGTTAATTTAATATTTGATGCAACTATTGGACCAAATGGTGCTTATTCAATGTTCCAAACTGCACCTTCATTTGAAGCTGAAGTACCTGCAGGTGTAGCTGGTTTTGCATTACTTTCTGGTTGCGATTGGAGAACAGCTGACGACACACCATATTATTTAATGATAGGTCAAGATGATGATTTTCCATATGTTTATTATGTAGACGATTATAATAATATTACTGACGATATAGCACCAGGCGAAGGTTTTAATGGAAGATTTCCATCATATTACACTACGTCTTGGTTTAGCGATGCAACATACGCACAGTTAAAAACTTTTATTCGTCCTTACTTTGTATTTAAAGATGTAGGTAGTAATACAATTGTTAGATTAAATCGTTATAAAAACTATGATGAATCTACACCAATTGGTGGAACTGTAAGTATGTTCTTGTCACCTACATCTAGTGGTACAGTATATTCTACGGTATCTAATCCTGGTGAAGTATATGTAGCAGATCCACCACCTGTGCCATTAGATCCCAATTCTGCAACGTATGGTTTTACTACAGAGGGCGCAGCCCTTAAAAGAAAAGGTGTTTCACCACTTGGAAGAGGTTATGCAATACAATTGCAATTCTTAGGTCCAGATGAAGCAACATATCAAGATGAATACCCAGGTAGAAAATGGGGATTAAATTCAATAGCTTACAAATATAAAAGAAGAAAGATTAGGAGTACTTAACAATGGCTGTACCAATCAATATCCCGTTTGTGTTTGA